AGTTCCTTCGAGCCGTCGGCCTTCTCCCGGTACAGTTTGAGCGGTACTTGGGCGATGCCATCGGCCAGCACCCGCAGGCAGGCGAACACCGTCGAGACCTTCAGCGCGCTGTCGACGTTCACGGCAATGCCCGAGCGAGCATTGGGCTGGCCAAACAAAGCCGACCAGGTCAGGCCGGACATATCGGCGGCCTTTACCTCCCGGCGACGCAGACCCGAGGCCAGCGAGCCGAACAGTCCTACCATTAGCCGTCCGAGCGATTGCCGAGCGCCACCAACAGGACGCCGACGATGAGCAAAAAGCCGCCGGTGATGAAACCGGCAGGTGGGTAGATCAGCCAGGCCCCGTAGGAAACGAGGCCGACACCGCCAAGGCCGGCAATATCGCGGACAAAGCCAGGCACTCCGGCCGCGACCGAACGCAGGGCGGCAGCGAGCATTGTCATCATGGTTCCCTCTACAGGACGAGCAGTTCGTTCGACCTCAGATACGACTGGCCAGTGGCCTGAGGATTCATGGCCATCAGGGCAACCGCGTTGAAAGCCGCCATCAGCGGATCGATCTTCGCCGTACCCGACGCCTGCTTCGTGATGACGATCGCATTTCCCTTGGGCTCGACTTTTGCGTTCCCCACCGCCCAGGCCATCAGTCCCATCCCACCATGGATCAACGTGCCGTCGGCCAGCTTGCGCTCTGCCGTCTTGATCGCACCGGTGAGCTTCCAGCCCTGCGTGATACCAACCACCCGGTCGTTACCCGCGATCCCGACCTCAGCCAAGGCGTCTACGATGGCGCCGACGCCAAATGGATCGAGGCCGACCGAGCCCAGCTTGCCGCTCTCGTCGATCTGCGCGGCCAGGGCTGCGATCTCGGCGATGTCGTTGCCGAGGTTGGTGACGATGCGTAGATCGCCGGCGGCCTCGAAGTCGCGAAGCACTGAGGCCTCGCCCTTGCGCCGCTCCAGCACCGAACCGTGCGCCCAGGCGCGCGACCACAGCAGCCACTGCCGAGTGATGCTGTCGCGGCCCAGCACCGCCAGGCCCAGCAGATCGTCAAGCCCGCCGCCGTCGATGCCGATCACCACCACCTCGCTCCGCTCGAGCAGGGTGTCCAGGGTGAGTGACCTCTCGGCCGCCCGCTGCCATAGATCGGCGCCGACCCAGCGATCGGAGCGCAGCGCGAGGCCGATTTCTATGTTCAGGTGCTGGGAGGCCCAGCGGATGATCTCGCCCTGGCCTTTAGCCCTGGCCTGCGCCCAGTCGTCCTCCAGCCGCTTGATCGTGACCGAGCGGTCCCGATTCGGCGTCACCATCCACCACTTGCTGGAATCCTGCCATGCCGGCGGATCGGCCGGATCGTTGGCGATGTCCTCCGGGAACTCGTAGAGCACCGGGAGCATCGCTCCCTGGGCTTTACCGTCTCGAATGGCGCGCGCCACCATCAGCTCGGCTCGGAACGCCCCTCGCGGCGGCTCGTCCGACTGCGTCGTGATGAACACCAGGAAGCCCTCGGGATTGGGCAACAGCCCGCCCCGCAGCTGGCCGATGATCCGCTCGGCCGCCGCCACCTTGGCGATCTCGTGCAACTCATCCAGCAGCACGCCGGTCGGCTTCACCCCGGTCAGCACCGTGGTGTCGAATGCCTTGATTTCCAGCGTCGCCTTGGTCCGCCGGTCCGTGATCTTGCGCAGGTGCTCCTGCACGTGCAGGCGCTTCCTGAGAAACTCGTCCGGATCCTTGTCGACCATTCCCAGCGCCTGGCTAAAGGCGATGTGCGCCAGCGACACCGTTGGCGCCACTAGCAGGAACTCAGCCCGCGGACGCTCGTTCATCAGCAGCGTCGTCACCATCAGCGCCGCGGCATACGACGTCTTTGAACTCTTCTTCGGCGCCAGCAGGAAGATCTCCCGGATCATCCGCTCCCGGGCTACCGGATCGAACGAGCCGTGCAGGGCGCCCACGATCTCGCGGAACCAGTCTGCACCCGCTTCCGCCAAGGCCGGCGTGCCGATCACATCTGGCAGCCGCAGCTTGTTGAAGATCGCAATCGCCCGGTTAGCCTGGCCGCGATTGAGGTGCGGCAGATCGGGCAACAGCGATCGCCCCGTCCGAATGCGTTCCCGCCAGTCCGGTACGGCAAGCGACCACGGCTCCATGTCAGTTGACCAGGCGGCCCCACTCGCTGTCCGCGCCTGCCGTCAGCGCGTCGCGCTCGGCAGCCTCTTTCTTACCTAGAGGCTCTTCCACGCGCTTCGGCGCGTACTCCGACCAGCCGGCGCGCACCTTCAGCCAGAAGATCGCCGCCGACAGGCCTTCCCGCGTCGGCTTGCACGCCATGGTGAACAGGTTCTGCGCCACCTTGGCCGTAGCCTTGATGCCTCCCAATTCGATCTGGTCGGCGTAGTGGAACCGGAGCGTCTTCGGGTCGATGCCGACCAGGCGAGCGATTTCGTCCTGGGGGATGCCGAAGCCCGAGAGCGATTCCACGAGTTTGCGGGAGTCGTCGGTCGGCACATGCGCGGGCCGGCCGACCTTTGGATGAGTCACTGAGAATGCCTGTGCTATTAGAAGTATCGAACGAGAGGAGAATCTTCCCGTGCCGTTCGCGCGACCCTCAAGGATCTGAGAGATGAGAACAACCGGTCGAGATATGCAGCTTGCTCGCCAGGTCGGCGAACACCTCGTGGCAGCCGAGCTAGGGAGACGAGGCTTCGTCGCGGCTCCTTTCGCCGGCAATGTACCGATGTTCGACCTGCTCGCTGCCAATGCGGGCGGAAAAGCCGTCCCGGTTCAGGTCAAGACAATTCGCGGTGGATCCTGGCAGTTCAGCATCGACACCTTCCTGAAGATTGTGTTTCAGGGGCGTCGGCAGGTAGTGCGCGGCAAGAAGCGTCTGCCGGTTCCTAACCTCCTATGCATCTTCGTTCTGCTGATCGAGCAAGGATCAGACGAATTCTACATCTTTCCGCTCCGGGAGCTGCAGAATCACTTCCTGCGGAGCTACAAGGGACGCGAACGCCCGAAAAACTACCAATCCATGCACTGCGCCGTGAGTCCGAAAGACCTCAAGAAGTTCGAAGGAAAGTGGAAGCTGGTCGAGAAAGTCTTGGGTCCCCCTAAGGCCGCCATTTAGAGCTGCTCGAAGTCAGCACTTGTATCGGCATGCGCCGCGCGGCGACCGCTCACCTTCTCCCACCGCCGAACAATGACGTCGACGTACCGGGGATCGAGTTCCAGAAGCCGCGCCTGGCGGCCCGTTCGCTCCGCCGCGATCATCGTCGTTCCAGAACCGCCAAACAGATCGAGCACGATGTCCCGGCTCTTCGAAGAATTACGGATCGCGCGTTCGACCAGCGCCACCGGCTTCATAGTCGGGTGCAGATCGTTCTTGTGGGGCTTGTCGAACAACCAGACATCCCCTTGATCTCGCGCGCCGCACCAATAATGGTCGGTGCCGTCCTTCCAACCATAGAGAATGGGCTCGTACTGCCGTTGGTAGTCGGCGCGGCCGAGCGTGAACGTGTTTTTGGCCCAGATCACGAAGGTCGACCACTTGCCGCCGGCCTCGCGGAACGCCTTCTGCAGTGTGTCGAGTTCCGATGACGACATGCAGATGTAGACGCCGCCCTTGGTAACGGCGAGCACGTTGGCACTGGCGGCCTGGAGCAAGGCGCCGAACCCATCGCCCAGCGCATCGTTCAGGATCGGCCGGTTCTTGCCACGCAGCTTGTCCTTGGCCGAGTTGGCATAGTTCACGTTGTAGGGCGGATCGGTGAACGCCATGTCGGCCAGTTCGCCGTCCAGCAGCTTCTCGACATCGGCACGGACCGTCGCATCGCCGCACAGCACTCGGTGCTCACCGCAGATCCAGAGATCGCCCGGACGGCTGATTGGCTCGGCCGGCGGCGCGGGGGCCTCGTCGGGGTCGCCGTCGTCGTCGTCGGCGCCGAGCAGCAACTTCTCCAGCTCGAGTTCGCCGAAGCCGGTCAACCCGAGGTCGACGCCCAGGCCCTTCAGCTCACCCAGTTCGAGCCGCAGCAACTCCTCGTCCCAGCCGGCATTCAGCGCCAGCTTGTTGTCGGCGATGACGTATGCTCGCCTCTTGGCTTCGGACCAGCCGGTCGCGACCATCACAGGGACCTCGGGGAGCCCCAGCCTCTGAGCCGCCAGCACCCGACCGTGGCCGGCGATGATGGTGCCCGCCTCGTCGATCAGCACCGGCACCGTCCAACCCCATTCGCGGATCGACGCCGCGATCTGGGCGACCTGCTCGTCCGAGTGCGTCCGGGCATTGCGCGCAAACGGCACCAGTGCCGCCACGGGCCAGCGTTCGACAGCGTCGGCTGGCCACCTGGCCTCAGTCTCGGTGACCGCGCCGGATTCTTTGCCCGTACGGCGGCTTGTCACCCTCTTGGCGGTCATTGTTCCCTTTCAGGTCGAGGCCCTGTACGGGCGAATTCCTGGCGGTATTGGCGGGCGGGAAAAATTCTCTGCGCGAGCCCCCGTCCGGCAGCGCGCCCCAAAAGTCCCCAGGATCAGAGGCCCCCCGGCCTCCGGGCCGTGCGCTTCGCGCGCTCTGCCAAGGTCTTGAGGCTGTGGTGCGACGCGCAGAGCAGCCAGACGTTCGTGCGCTCCAGCGGCGCGCCACTGTCTTTCAGTTCGACGATGTGGTCGACGAACATGCGACGCTCAACGCGACCGCATCCGTCCACCTGACAACGTCCACCTGCTTCACGTCGGACACGATCGCGCAGCGCGATCCATGCCGGCGACGAGTAGAACGGTTCCGCGATCTTGGGCGGCAGGGCCGCCGTGCGCAGATCCGCCAGCCCGACGCGCGGCTGCAGCGCTTGTAATCCCATGATCGTATTGCTCCCAACAAAGCAATCAAATGATCCGCGCATTCGCTTGGCTCGTGCCGTGATTGAAGGGCTTATCCGGTCACCGACAACGGAGACCGACATGAGCCGCACCGCCCTCGACGCCTACATCGCCAAGAAGATCGAGATCGACACGATGCTCGCGCGCCTCAAGGCGCTGAGCGATGAGCACTTCAACGTCGCTCCTGACGAGATTGACTGGGGCCACGTCGGCTCCCTCGCCCCCTACGCCGAACTGCTGAAGCGCATCACCGACAGCGCCTTCAAGGAAGGCGAGCACGCCGAATAGCGCGACGCGCAACGTCATCGCCCCGTGTTGCCGAGGCAACCGGGGCTCGGGCCCGTAGCAGGGCTGCGATGGTCATGGCCCGCTTCATCGAAGGGTCCACGTCATGTCGAAAGCTTCAACCGCCACACGCACCAGCAAGAATGCCGCGCGCACCAAGGGTGCCGCCAAGCCGAAGGCAGCAACCAAGCAGGGCAGCACGCCGCGCACTGACAGCAAGCAGTCTCAGCTGATCGCCATGCTCAAGCAGCCGGGTGGCGCAACCATCGTCGAGATCGCCAAGGCGCTCGGCTGGTTGCCGCACACGGCACGTGGAGCCATTGCCGGGGCACTAAAAAAGAAGCTCGGCCTCAAGGTCGAGTCCGAGAAGGCCGGCGATCGCGGTCGCGTGTATCGGCTTGCCGAGTAGCGGCTGATGTACCGCATCATCCTGCGCTCGGTCGGCAACCCGGACTTTGGTCAAGACCCGTATCAGCCGATGTCCCCGACAGAGGAGATCATGGTCGATACCCTGCAGCAGGCAGCCGAAGCCGCCCGCGCCTACATCGTGCGCCATGACCTCGGTGGCGGGAACTTCCCATCACCGCACGTGTTCAAGGGCGATCAGCTCGTCGCCCGAATCTCCTACAACGGTCGCATCTGGCTGCCGTCGGAAGGCGGCTGGAGCGACAACCACCCCGACGACTGGAGGCACTGGCGGGAGGCGCCCGGATAGTCCCGCCGCCCAAGAGCGGTTCGATCAATCAGCCGGTGGTCGCGTCAAAGCGTGACCACCGGTATATCGTTCGCATTGGGGTGCTCCCCACCTCGCGCGCCTCTCGCGATCATAGCAAGAAATCTACCCTGTCCGGCCGAATCCGTCTGCGCGAAAAGTGTCTGCAAGTGAAGTTTGCCACGCAACGCCCAACTGGCACTAACGCACCTGATCGAGAAACCCCACTCCAATTCCCTACAGCACCAATGGGTGCCATACCGACAAATCACGGCTGAAGTTCGATCTCTCCGGGCCGCCAGGTCTTGTTGAACCAAGGCTCCAACGGACCGTAGAGGCGCAGGATCATGAACCAGCCCTTGTCCGGAATCGTCTGCACCCAATTCTTTTCCATGCCAGGCGGGGCCTTCGGGCCGAACCAGACGTCCACCGAGCCGTCGGCATTGGTTTTGAAGCCCTGGTTCTGGCTGCTCACGCTGGGCGCCTGCTGGTCAGTCTGCAGCATCGAGCGCGTCTGGTTGTCGTAGACGATCACCGACCAGAAATCCTTCACCGGGATGTTCGGCGGCAGGCGTAGCTTGTACATCTTGCCGCCGTCGAAGGGGTTGCCCTTCGAATCCAGGGAGGTCCACGGGTACTGTGAGCCCTGGCCGACCATTTTCTCTTCCATCGCCGGCGTCACGCCGGTGGCGAAATAGTAGAAGAACGCAGCTCCATCCAGGTTGGCAACGCCCGGCGCGACTTCGAACTTGTAGCCACCGAAGAACGGCAGGCGCCATGAGCTGTTGGGGTAGAAGAAGGCGGCCGGCTCACGCATCTTGAAGGCGAGCGTTCGCGCCGTCACCGCACCGATGTTGGCGGCGTCGGTCAGGATCTTCTTCATTCGCTCGTCGGGATTGAAGGGCTTGCCCTTGACGATGCCGATCGAAGCGAACAGGCCAAGCGTGGTGGGATCGGAGCCCTCCGGCGGTTCTTCCTGAATCACCTGGTTCAGCAAGCTCCAGAACGAATAGTCACCCGGGGCGACGAAGTTCGCTGGTACGCCCGAGGCATTGGCAAACTTGATCGGCGGCGGGTTGGCCACGTCGGCTAACTGGTAGATCTTCAGGTGCTTCTTGACCGACTCCACCCCTGGCTTGGTTGAACCGTCAACGAGGAAGGAGCGGAAGGGCATCCAGTTGCCGTAGGTCTTCGGTCGTACGACGAAATAGCCTTCCGGGATCGCGCCCTGGTACCCCGGTGGAAGAATCAGGTACTTGCCGCCTTTGCCCTTGTCGGCACCCGTGATGCCAATGTCGACCACCCAGCGATACCAGAAGTCATCGATGGCTCCGAGGACCATAGGGGGGATTTCGACCACCAACGGCCCCTTCTTCGTATCGATCCAGATGAAGCAGTAGATCGTGTTGTCGTTTGCCGTCAGCTCCACGGTCTTCGGATCGACCAGGTTCTCCCAGATCACGTTGGTCTCGTTGTCGGGTCCGAATTTGCGAAGCGAATCGCGCATGCCTGCCTGGTTGACCATCGGGATGGCCAGCAGATAGGCCTGCAGCGCACGCGAGCGATCCAGGTTGTCGTAAATCTTCTCGATGGTGTCCGGCGCCGGGAAGCCGTCGGACAGGTTCAGCGTGCCGATCGAGGTATCGAGTCGGTTGGGCGTGGCCACGCCCGGCGCGATCGGCGTCGTCATCTTGAAGGTCTGGGCTGAAGCCGTCATGACGACGCTCGTGACAAGGGTTGTCACAGCCATCCACATCCGTGGTTTGCTAAACGCCATCTTTTCCTCTCCTCCTAGTGTTTGCCGGCACTGAATGCGCCGGACGATCGAGTTCAGGCACATTGGCCTGGGTCTCGGCAGCTTCGTCACGTTGCTCATCAGCACCCGAAAAAATGGTCGGAGCTGGCTATGCTTTTCTTACAATAATGTTACGGACCATCGCCGAGAGTCCTTGATGTAGCTCAAGCTGCTAACCAGCAGAGCAATCGATCCAAGAAGCTAAACCGGCCAGTCTGACGACCCGGCTAGATTTCGTAGTCTTGGCGAAGTCGACGCAATTGGCCCAAGTCAGGCTTGCCGGGAGGTGCCTAGCCCTGCTCAAGGGGCGCCGGCAGACGCCTCAGCGATAGACCAGTAAGGGAATGGCACTGTGGGTCATTACGTTTACGGCCTCGCTGCTGATCACCAGCGCACTGATCCCGCGCCTGGCATGCGAGGCCATAGTGATGAGATCACATCCTCGATCGGTCGCGGCCTCGATGATGCCACGGTACGGATACTCGTTCTCGACCTCGACGGTCTCGCAGGGCACGCCAAGGGCACCTGCCTTGCGCGCTGCCTCGGCGAGATGTCCCGCCGCTGCCACCTTGACCTCGCGTTCGTGGTCGGCTTGCGAAACCCCGATCTTGTGCGCCTCGGCCGACAGAACGACAAACGGCTCGGTCACTGCTACCACGGTGACGCGCGCGCCACAGTCGCGTGCAAGGCGTAGGCCGCTGTCGAGGGCGGCGTCCGACAGCAACGATCCGTCGGTGGGAATTAGGATGTGCCGGAACATGGGGCCCTTTCAAAGACCGAGAAAGGCCGGCTCTCGCCGCGCGACCTGGCGCCGAGCAAAGCCCGAACGCAATCATGTCACGTGTACGCTGTCTGGCGACTTCGGGACAGGCCGCTGTTTCGCGCGACTTCGCGCAGCTTGCCCGAGCGACCATGTCCTCTCGCACTCGGCAGTTCAGAAGTCTGGCCCGCTACGCAGGAGGCCCCGTTGCAGCTCCAATGCGCACCCTCGCAATCAGCCGCCGCCCGCCCATGTTCTTCACCCGGTCCCGGCCGTTGAGCCGCCACGCGATGAGGCAGAGCGCGTAGAGCCAGTGCTCGTGGGCCGCGGCGCGTGCCAGGCCGACTTCCCAGCAGGTTTCCTTCCACCGCCAGCGGCACACGACAGAGCGTAGACAACGGCCAGTTTGTTGTTTCGAAATTGGCCACATACCGAACATCGGCGGACATGACAAAATCGACGCGATTGGCCCATATGAGCCATTCTTGCACCTCGGCTGCGCAGGTCGAGGAATTGTTCATTTCTTCAGGTGATGCCGAACAAGAGTGATAGCGGCCTCAGACGCTGCCGCCGAGTACCCGCGATCGCCATGGACAAGAATGAGCGAGATCGCGCCTTCGGACAGGAGCCAGACGGCGCGGGCAAGCTCGTTCGGGTGCTCGGCCCCTGATCGAGCCAATAGCTCTGCGAAGCATTTCTCCAACTGGGCCTTGTGTCGGCGAGCGATCAGTCGGGCCGGATGACCTGGTAGGTCTGCGAGTTCGATGACGATTCGCGTGAATCCAGACCCGGCCCATCTAGGCCTGTCTGCCCAAATGGCAAGATCCTGGAACATCGCTTGAATGATCGCCTCAGCCGACCCGAAGAGGCTGTCGCCGAAGGTGCGGAAGGCCTGCAAAGCCAGATAGTGCTGAGCTTCGAGCACATCGGCGAGCAGCTGATCTTTGCTCTCAAAGTGGTGATAGAGCGTGCGCTTGGTGAGCTTCGCCGTTTCAGCGATGTCGTCCATGGTGACCCGACTGTATCCTTGTCGACGAAACAGCTTATAGGCCGCATCCAAGATGCGTGATCGTGTCTGCTCTGCTGATCGTGGCACGGCACCACCTTCGACAAAGTATACTCATTAGTGAATGTACTCGTCGGCCACTCAAGACGAAAGGTACTCATCCTAGACATCGTCCTCCGGGTGCCCGCCATGTCGCACGCTCCTTTGACTGTACGAAGCATCACCGCACGCGCCGTCGTCCTGAAGCTCAAGCGACCCGTCGTAGGTCGCATCTTTTCGCTGTCCGAGTGGCCGGTCATCTTGATCGATCTGCTAACAGAGGAAGGAATCACGGGCCGCAGCTACCTCGAGCCCTATGTCGTCAAATCCGTGCGCTACCTCGTGCCAGCACTGCACGACCTCGGCGGCATGCTGAAAGGACGCCGGCTCGCCCCAGTCGAACTGTTCGAAGCGGCACGCAAGTCGCTGCATTTCGTCGGCTATGAGGGCTTGTCGATGATCGCCGCATCTGGTCTCGACATGGCGGCATGGGATGCGCTGGCCAAGGCGGCAAATCAGCCGCTCTGCGTGCTGCTCGGCGGCACGGTTGGTTCCGTGAAATCCTATAACAGCAATGGTCTTTGGCTGAAATCACCGGATGCCGTTGCCGCCGAGGCAATCGAATTGCGCGACGAGGGCGGGTTCACAGGCCTGAAGCTCAGGCTTGGGCGAGAACGCATCACCGATGATTTGACGACGCTGGATGCCGTGCGGAAAGCGGTTGGCGACGACATGCATCTGATGATCGACTTCAATCAGGGGCTAACCCTGGCCGAGGCACTTCAGCGCTGTCACATGATCGACGATCACGGGCTGGCCTGGATCGAGGAGCCGATCGTCTATGACAATCTTGACGGCTATGTCCGGCTCGCTGCCGAACTGAAGACGCCGCTACAGATCGGCGAGAACTTCTACGGCCCTCGCGAGATGCACAAAGCCTTGCAGCGCAAGGCGTGTGACCTTGTCATGCCTGATTTCATGCGCATCGGCGGCGTGACCGGGTGGATGCGGTCAGCGGCTATTGCGGGTGCGGCAGGCATCCCCATGTCCACGCATCTCTATCCGGAAGTGGCCGCCCACGTCATGCGCGTCACCGAGACGGCGCACTGGCTCGAATGGCAAGATTGGGCCGACCCCATCTTGCAGCAGCCTTATGTGATCAAAGACGGGCACCTGCATATTCCCGATGTGCCGGGCGTTGGCATCGAATGGAACGAGGATGCGGTTGCGGCCCATCAGATTTAGGCAGTAGCTAATGCCGGCAAGCGGCCCATCGCGTCAGTCCGGCCTCCTACACAGGAGGCCCACTTGCGGCTCCAAATCGGACCCGCGCGATCAATCGCCGCCTGCCGGTGTGCTTCACTCGGCCCCTGCCGTTCAGCCGCCACGCGATGACGCAGAGCACGTAGAGCCAGTGTTCGTGCGCCGCGGCGCGGGCGAGGCCAACTTCCCAGCAGATTTCCTTCCACCGTTTGCCGCTCGCCCGTTTCCAGACAATCCGCGAGTCAATCGCCTCCAGCCACGCGAACCACTCCAGCGCCTGCTCCATCCGGTCGATCGCGGCCGCGGACGGTGGCGGCAGACGCATCGCCTCTGGCGTCTGGCCAACCAGATCCGAAAACTCGACGAACATCTGCGGCCACGTGCTGAAGTAGCCCTGACCCCGTTGCGCGGGAAGCCGCCGCAGGACTGCAGCCGCCTCGATCAACCGCTCCTCGACCATCTCCGGCGTCCAGTCAGCCATGTCGCGTCTCCTGTCTCTTCGACCTGTTGCCGTAGAGCTTCTCGCCAAGCTGGCGGATCAGCTCGCGCTCGGGCCAGGTCAGACGTTCGTCGTCGGCATCGACGACCAGCACGCGCTGCGCCTGCCAACCCTGTCGCTTGATGTCCTCGGGCGGCTGGCGGTTCCCGCCGAAGCCTCGTGGTGCCCACCTCATCGCGTCACCTCGTTCAGCAGCGCCGCATAGCCGATTACGTCGACCATGCTGTCCTGGTGGCCGGGATCGCGGCGCAGCCGGGCCAGCTTGAGGTCCAGCATGCACAGCACGACCTGCGCTGGGGTGACCGGGTGACCGAGGGTTACCGACCAGCGCGCTGCGATAGCCGCCATGTTCTGGCGCGGCTCGCCGTAGGCCTTACTGCGGTCGGCCAAGACGTCGGCCGCGCGCTTCAGCAAGGCCGCACTCATCGCACCCCTCCTTGAGTCGCCAGCGCCCACAGCAGAATCGCGATGGCATCGGCTTCGTTGTCGTCGGCCGGGCTATAGCCGCGCTCGCGGACAGCGGACATGACCGCTGCCTTGTCGGCGTTGCCCCTGCCGGTAATGAACCGCTTGATGGTGCCGACAGGCACGCCCTGGTAGGCGATCAAGCGCTGCTCGCACCAAGCGGTCAACGTCGCCAGCAGGCCGCCATGCACGTGCGCAGCGTCGGTGCTGAGATGCCGGCGGACCTCCTCATAGTGCACGACATTGATCGGCGAGACGTCCCGGATGATGGCCTCAAGCCATGTCCGGAAGCGCAGGTAGCGCATGCCACCACCGTCGTAGCGGTTGGGCCGGAACGACACCGTGCCGCTGGCGATCACGCCGTCGCGGTTCCGGATCGCATAGCCGGTGGTCGTTCCCAAATCGAGCGCGAGCACGACGCCGCCTTCGTCACCGGGAAGTTTGAGCGCAGTGTGAGCCGCAACGGCACGTGCGGTGGGTCCTTCGGCATTCGGCAACATTTCTAATCTCCCTCAGAACGGCACGTCGTCGCCGCGCGCCCAGTCAGCGGCGGGCTTGCGGCGGATGGCGGTGACGCAGGCACCCGGAAACTGCCTCTTGGCCTCCAGCACGCCCTCGCCGAGGCCTGAGATCAGCGTTGCGATCTCGGCGACGGTGAACACCTGCCCTTCGCGGGCGACGTGGTGGGCTTCGGCCTCGGTGCGCACGAGCGAGACGATCTCGCCGGTGTCGGGCAGCACGCACTCCCAGACCTCGGGCGCGAGCGGTGTCTCGCCCGCCTCGCGCGCGGATCTATCCAGCACCTCCCAGGCGCGGCGCATGCCCTCGGCGTGGATGCGGACGTAACCCTCGTGGTTACCGGCGATGACTTGGTCGAGCCGATCCTTCTGCTCGTCGAACCTGGCGCGTAGCAGGTCCGACACCAGGAGCCTGAGCCGGCCGACGCCCCACTTGCGCTCCATGCCGACGGCGACCTGGTCGACGCCCTCGACCATGGCCTGGATCCGGTAGGTCTCGGACGAGTAGACGTCCCGAGCCGCAACGCTCTTCCCGACGGTCGACCTAGCCATCCGAGCCCCCGGTGCTCGGGGCGTACCCGCCGACGCCGGCGGAAGCCGGGCGGAGGCGGAAGTACGCCGCCTGGGGGTATGGGGGTATTATATCTCCGCCGACTTCCGCCGAACTTCCGCCCTCACTTCCGCCACTGTCAGCCCGGCCATTTGATCACCTTCAGGCCCTTTCCTTTGGTCTTCGCGTCGTAGGTTTCCGACCGCAGCATTTGGTTGACGAGCCAGTCGCTCAGCACGCTACGGGCAACCCGCTTTCGCAGCCCCTGCTTCTCGAGCCAGGGCAGGATGTGACGATCGCTGTTTGGCCGTGAGCTGAAGGGCTCCCCCGCGTCCCAACGACGCTCGATCTCCTCGAAGACCTGCCGCGTCTTGTCCGGAGTGATGTCGGGGGCAGTGCCGCCGTCGAACTGGTGCGGCACCATCACGCCGACCTCGTCGCCATTGGCGATCGTCACGCTGTGGCGCCGATACCAGGCCGCCGCTCCGGAGATCAGGCCCAGGTTGGCCTTGGCGTCGTCGAGCCGCAGAAACAGGTGCCGCTCGTCCTTCGCCACCCCGTATTGCTCGGCGTCTGCGTCACTCATGCTGAACAGGGTCTGTACGACGCGGGCTACACCGACGAGGGCACTGGCGCCCCGGGCCGTGTTCATGTTCCCGGCATGGCTGTCGGACGTGCCCTGCGGTGGCTTGGAAGTGTGATGCACCAGCAGCACGGCGCAGTTCGCCTCGCGGGCGATCTCGCGGTACATGGCCGCCACGGCCTTGATGTGCTCGTTGGAGTTCTCGTTGACCTCGTGGGTCTCGACGAACGGGTCGACGACGAAGAGCCCGATGTTCTCCCTCTTTATATGCGCGATGCAGGATTTGACGTCGGGCTGGCGAATGACCGTGCCGTGCTTGTCCAGGCGAGCCATCAGCAGCGGCTGGTCGGCCCCGGAATTGAGCGCGACGCGCCCCTTCACCTGGTCGAAGCCGATCATGTGGTGCTGCAGCGCGGCGGCCAGCCTGCGCTTGAGCTCGATAAGGTCGTCCTCGATGTTATAGACCCAGACGCGAACCTGCTCGTGGACGCTCTCCCCGGTGATCTCCTGACCGGTTGCCAGCGCGATGGCGCGGGCTATGCCGTGGGTGGATTTACCGACACCGGCAGGCGCGACCAGTACGGTCAGATGCCCGCGGATCAGGGCGCGCCCGAGCAGCCATTGGCGAGACGGGAGCATCGCCACGTTCAGATGTTCCAGAAACGCCGGCTGCAGGGCCTCCGGGTTGGGCTCGGCTTCGACCTTGTGCTCGGGGTTGGGCATGTCCCATTTGCGCCGACCACCGGAAAGCATCTGGCCGACCTCTCGCCGGGTATCGGCTGCAGTGTAGCCGGCCAGCGTGAATGTCGACGCCAGGCTCAGGATTTCCTCGTCGGTCATTCCGCGGGAGATCCAGTGACCGACCAGGCGCAGCATATTGTCATGCCAGTGATCGCCGGCGCGGATGGCAGCGATGCAGGCGTCGACCGACAGGTTCGAGGTGCCGATTTGTAGGGTCGGCGTCGGTGTCGCCGACGGAGACTGAGACGGTGACAACGTCGGCTGGGCCACTGGAAACGCCCGCGCAATCTGCTCCGGCATGTAGACCTTCGGCCGGCCATCGTCGAAGTCGAGGAACTCGGTGCGCTCGATGACGCGACCTTCCTTGATCGGCCAGGCGATCGAGCCGCCCAGGCGCATGACGCGGCTGGGATTTACGACGGAGGGATCACCGTTGAGGGCCTGGGCCAGCGCTGCGTTCTGCTTTCGGCACAGCTCGAGATCCCGCGCCGGCGCTTCCAGGCGCCACAGCATCTGGGCCCGCACATGGGGATGGCGGCCGGTGACCACGACGCCGGTCGGCGGGCAGCCGCGGTTGCGGTAGTTGATGGAAGCCGTCGCCGTCACGTCGTCGTCGATGTCGACGTAGAAGGCCGTCAACGCAAAGACCTCGTCGTCCCCGCAACGCCCGAACGGCGCGATGCCGGGTTGGCGGAGCGCCTGGCCGATATAAAGGTTCTGTCCGGGCCTGCGGTTCTCGGCGACCGCCCGCTCGACCAGCTCGTCGAGCTGGTCTGTGCCGAAGATCGCGGCGTGGCCCAGCTTGCCGTCTCGCGCATCCGTCCAAGCCAGTTCGATCCGGCCTTCCTGGCAGCCATCGAGCCAACCCTCGAACAGATGGCCGACATGGCGGCGCATCTGAACCGGATCGGGTTCGAACATGGGCTGGACGTTGGTCATATCCATCGCGGCGGGCCGGGTAAAAGGAACCGGAGGGCCGAAGCCTTCCGGGGGACCATCAGAACAGCGCTTCGGCCAGCGGATTCGCGGCGGGCTTGGGGGCCGGCGGCGGCATATGCTGGGCAGGTGTCCTGGCGGGAACCGCCAGCGTGAGATTGCCCTGCCAGATGTCGGCGGCGTCGACCGGGCTGACGCTGGGAAGCTCGGCCGGCCGCTCCACCCACTTGGCCAGGGCAAGGGTCGGCCGGTAGTTGGTGCCGAACTTGTCCTTCATCGCCTGCGAGCCGGTGCAGGCGATGACCGGAAGCTTGCCGGGGTTGGCGGCCCGCCCCGCTTCGTACTCGCCGTAGACGTCCTTGATGGCGTTCGCCAGATGCAGCGACGATCCGCCGAACTCGACCGCGCCGCCGAAATACTTCGGCGAGAAGATCGTCAGCACGAAGCCTCTCTTGAAGTTCTCTCCCGGCGACGGCGCCGGCTGGGTCAGCGATGGGTCCATGACCTTTTCCGGCGCCATGCCCTCGGCGAACCGCATCCAGCCCGTGGCGAGGTTGTCGAAGTCGGCCACGAAGGTCGGCCGCTCGATTTCCGTATCGTCGCCGCCGACCGCGCGGCAGAACCACTTGTCGGCTTTCGCATTGTACTTGGCGTAGGCTTTGCCCGCGCCCCCTCCTCCGATATTCAGTGCCATGTGCATATGCCTTTGCTGTTGATGCGAGCTAGAAGCCGAACACCTCGGCCCCGCGCGCTCGCAGCACGGGGGAGTTCCAGTAGAATTTCTCGTAGTCGGGACAGAGCAGACCGCAGAGCTCGCGGGCGTCCCCGGAGAGGCGCAGGAAACGTTCGAGGCGCATGGCGATCTGGCGCAGCGCGATCAGCTGGCGATCGACCTCGGCGCGCTCCAGCTCCAGAACCGTCACCGCCCGCCTGTCGGCCTTGCCGGCCTTCGGTTTGACGTAGGCAAACCGCATTGCGTAGTTGTCGTGCGACCGGGCGTAGATGGCGCCCTGCCGCGAGTGCGCCAGCGAGATCGCCGACGGCAGCCGCTCCGAGGTCTTGAGGTCGACCACCATGCCGTGCTGGTCGTAGCGCCAGTCGATGAAGCCGATGATCGGAACATCCACGTCCTCGAGCCGGATTTCCACGCGCTGCTGGTAGCCGGTCGGAATGCCGTACTGGCGAAGCTCGCCAAGCCCGTGTTCGACGTAGCCCGCGATATTGGCCCGCTCGCCCTCGCGCTTGTCGTCGGTCACCAGCCGCATCTCGCTGTCGTAGGTCGCCAGCGCCTGCATCGTGCAGGCTTCGACGCTCAGGGTGGGGTCGAGCAGGCCCGCATGGATGCCGTCCTCGGCGGCCTTGCCACGCGCCATGGCGGGCGACGTCGGACTTCGCAGGCGCAGCAGCCGCTCGATGGCGAACACCCCCGGTTCCGAGACCCATTGATTGAGCGACGAGGCCGACAGATGGTCGATGCCGTGCAGTGCGAAGCCGTTCATGTGCGATCCGATCGGGAAACTGTGGGGGAACCGGCACGTCGGCGGCAGACGGCCACGTAGCTGAGATCGTCGGGTCCGTGACGCTGCTGCAGGAGATCGACGAGGCCACAGGCGGCTGCATTGGTGACCGACTGGGCCAGCCGGTTGAGGTCCCGACTCGGCACACGGCGCCGGTCGATCGCGAGGAACCCGCGGTGGTAGACGACGGCCTCGCCAGGAGAGGCTCGGCCCAACCAAGTCAGGAACTCGGGCTCCTGAAGGATGCGTGCGGCCGGCTTCATGAGCGAACCGCTTGGCCAGCGCTGTGGGCCTGCTCCGCCTCGTACGTCTCGATGTCCTCGAGCCGGTAGACGACGCGGCCGCCAATCTTGAGGTACCGAGGCCCCTGCTTGAGCCACCGCCAGCGCTCCAGTGTCCGATGGCTGATGCGCCAGCGGCGGCCGAGCTCAACCTGGTTCAGGTGATGCGCCAAGCCAGTCACTTCAGCCTCCGGCCACGCAGCCGATCGGCTTCTTTTTCCAGCTTCTCGATATAGGACAATACCTTATCGGCGGTTCCTAACGTAGGAGAGCGGCCGCGGCGCAGGTTGGCCACGAAGTTTGGATCGCCGATCGATTCACGCCCAAATTCAGCGGTTTTTATGCGAGAGGAAGCGAGAAACGACTCGACACGCGATAGGAATTGTTCGCCTAATGTTCCCATGATAGGAACATCGTCCAATTAGGCCGTCACGGTCAAACGAAAGAGATAGGATATTTCCTACATAAGCGAAATCAAGGGCTTAGCCACCATGCACCTCGACCCCATCCGCCTTCGGGTACTGAAGCTGCTCCAGGACAAGGGCAGCGACCTCAAGAAGGCCTCTCTCGCTGTTGGCAAGAACGCCGCCTACGTGCACCAGTACGTCTATCGCGGGACGCCAAAGGTGCTGCCCGAAGACGTTCGTCTTGCGCTCGCCACTCACCTCGAGGTGGACGAAAGCGAGCTGCGACATGCCGAGGCGCCGGCTCGTCGTCCATACGCAGAGACTCACGCTCCCGGAACGGAGCCACGCCGCAAGCGTGGCCTGGAGATCGAAGGCTTTTCTGCGGTGAAGGAGATCGATGTCCGCGCCTCAGCCGGTCCCGGTGCGATCAACGATGGTCTTGAGGAGGCCAAGGGGACCTGGCTGTTCCCGGATCCAGTGATCCGCCACGAATTCCGCGCTCGCGCGACGGACCTGCACATTGTCACCATCGACGGCGATTCCATGGAGCCCCTGCTCTCCTCAGGCGATCGCATCCTGATCGACACCAGCCAGCGTGTGCCTGTGCCGCCCGGGATCTTCGTCATCTGGGACGGCATGGGCATCGTGGCCAAGCGCATCGAGCACGTGCCCCACTCCGAGCCGCCCAAGATCGTGATCAAGTCGATCAACCCCGAGTACCAGACCTACGAGCGCGACGGCGAGGAAGTGAACATCATCGGCCGCGTAATCTGGGCAGCTAAGCGGTTGTGAGTGATCGAATGACTCCCGAGCAGATTCTGCGTGAAAAGCTCCGCAAGATCGAAGCGCTCTTCGCGGGCGCCGCCACTGCGGGTGAGAAAGCTGCGGCCGACGCCGCGGCCGATCGAATTCGCGCTCGTCTGCGCAAAGCAACCGGTAACGAAAAGATCGAAGAAGTCCGCTTCTCCGTACCTGACGTCTGGTCGCGGCAACTTTTTATCGCGCTGTGCCGTCGCTACGGGCTTACGCCGTTTCGATATCGCCGAATGCACCGGCAAACTCTCATAATTAAGGGCCCGCGTAGCTTCATCGATCAGACCCTGTGGCCGGAGTTCCAAGATCTGAGTGCCGCGCTTTCCGCGTATCTCTCCGAAATCACCGAGAGGCTAATCCGAGAAGAGGTGCACGGCGAGACATCTGACGCCGAAGAGCGGGATGAGCCGAAGCGGCTGGCAAAATGAAAGTACGCGCCTTGCTCCTGTTTCTCATTGCGCTACTGGGCCTCCCGGCACTGGCCGCGGAGCCCCTGATGGGGACCGCCTCGGTCATCGACGGCGACACGATCGAAATCCACGGTCAGCGTATCCGGCTTCACGGCATCGACGCGCCGGAAAGCCAGCAGGAATGCACCCGCTCCGACGGCGCAACTTGGCGCTGCGGCCAGCAGGCGGCCCTCGCCCTGTCCGACAGGATCGGTCGTTCCACAGTTCGCTGCGATCCGAGTGATCGCGATCGCTATGACCGCATCATCGCCATCTGCTTCAAGAACACCGAGGATCTGAATCGCTGGATGGTCGCGAGCGGCTGGGCTGTAGCCTATCGCAAATACTCACTCGATTACGTGACCGACGAAGAGCGCGCGCATGCGGCGAAGGTTGGCATATGGTCTGGAGCATTCGCGATGCCTTGGGATTGGCGAATCAATAAGGGGCGTTGAACTTGGTACAATCGGGTCAAGTCGTGCCACACTCCTAGTCACTAAGAATCGTGTTTTGCTACTCCACTGCGATAAATTGAACTCGTTCAATGCAAAGACAGGGCCGCAAATGCACATCGTTTTTGGATGGAAGCTCGATGGCCCTTGCCATCCGCAGGCGGCAAACGGCGCAACCGCAGCAATTGGGCAACCTGTTGTAGGGCCTAACGGTTTTCTTAGCCTGCTCGAATCCGCCCTCGGCCTAATTGGTCCCCATACGCCAGCTGCAGTTCGCATCGCCCGCTATCAGGGGCGTCTTCAATCGCTCGATGATGGATCGCGCTTCTACTCCCGCTCTTTTGCGCGCGATGCCTGGTCTACTACGAAGCAGATACTGGCCTGGCGCGACGAGCTCTACGCGTCGGGCTGGAAAGGCCAGCGGATCGAAGGCGCGGGAACGCGCCTCGAAACCTTGGCGGCTCTAGAGGTGGCAGAGGGCCAGCCCCTAGGGAGCAGCCTGGGAGAGCGACTTCGCGCCGTCTTAGAGGTCCTGGCCAGCGGACGCGAGGTCCCGATCGAATCGATCAACGTAGTCTCCTACGAAGAGCGGCTTCCATTAATGTGGCAGCGCTTGTTGGCGCGTCTCCGCGAAAATGGAATCGCGGTCCGTGACCTGGAACCACCGTCGCACACCGGACGCTCCGACCTTGTCGCCATCCAAGAAGCATTGCGTGGCAACAAAGCGACAAAATTCGCCGGCGATGGCAGCCTCATTATTCTCGATACCGACGACGAGTGGCAGGCAGCCGATGCCGTCGCGGCTTGGCTCGTCTCGGGCGACAATCGAGAAACCGTCATAGTGCGCGGAACTGGATGCCCGGCTCTTGATGCCGCGTGTCACAGAGTAGGGCTTCCCCGTCCCGGCTGGACGGAAACATCACCTCAACGCAGCGCGCTGCAGGTTCTTCCGCTAATCCTGGAGACAATGTGGGAACCACTCGAGCCTGCACGCGTGCTCGAATTCCTGAATTTACCACGATCTCCCCTCCCCCGATTTGTGTCTCGGCGATTTGCTCGCGCTCTGAAGGACGAACCGGGCATCGGCGGCGAGCGATGGATCGAAGCATGGCTGGCGTGCATCAAGGATCTAACCGGCTGGCACCGTACTGACGGATCGGACGATGCCACCATCAAGAAGGAAATCGGAAAGGCCCAGGAAGAATGGAAATTCTGGCTGGAACCACAGCGATTCTGCCGATCCGACGGCATTCCCGTTCAACAGATTCAAGACGTCTGCCGTCGCATCGCTCAATGGTCGGGGGGGGTTGCACAACACGACAATGACCACCTCTTCCTGGCGGCCTCAGCACATGCCGCTGCACTCAGCGAGGCAATGGCAGCCCTAGGCGCCTCTCATATCCCTGCAATCCAACTTGGCCGCATCATCGACGCAGTAACTTCCGAAGGCGTGTCGGCACCGACAGCAACCGAGGAGGCTGCTCCTTGGTCAGTTGTAGATGCGCCAGGGCAGATCTGGGGAACAGCAGACACTGTCGTGTGGTGGGGCTTCTCCGGTGACGTCAGCTTGCCGCCTCGCCAGCCTTGGTCGAGTGCCGAAATAGCGGCACTAGCCACCGTCGATGCCCATGTCGAACCGATCGAAGATTTGGTCCTGCGCGAGGCTGCCAGTTGGCGCCAAGCGCTCCTAGGAGCCCGGTCCCGGGCAATACTAGTCATGCCTCGCCGTCTTCGGGGAGAAGCAGCGACGCCGCATCCACTATGGCACGAAATATTTGCGCAGCTTGAGTCGCTGCAAGCGGTTTCTAAAGCACGAATTCCGGCTCAGGCGATAGCGATCAGCGAAACAACTCAGCTGGGCGATCGCGTAATCAAGCGTCAGGGAATTGGCCCGTTAGCTTTGCCGACGGCTCAACGCCGGTGGATCGTACCCGCTTCCACGCTTACCCGCCGACCTATCGAGTCGATTACCAGCATCAAAACGATGATCGAATGCCCGCTCGCCTGGGCATTGAACTATGGAGCGCATGTTCGTCCCGGTGCCCTCGATGTCTTGCCCGACGATGCAAATCTGGTCGGTACCCTCGCCCACGCCGTCGTCGAGAAACTTTTTACCCAGCGGAAGGACTGGCTTCCAAAGGAAGCCGCGGGCGAGGCCACCAAGATTTTCGATATCCTTGCAGTCCAAACGGCGGCACCTTTGCTGCGCCCCGGTTACACCGTCGAGTACGAGAGAGCCAAAGCACGAGTATCCGATTCGATTGGGCTTCTTGTTCAGATGATTGCCGATGCCGGCTTGACCGTCAGAGGATGCGAAGAAGAAGTCGTCGTTACGTTTGGCCCAGGTCAAGACTTCGGCGGCTATTTGGATCTCGTCCTGGAGGACGCGACGGGCCGATCAGTCGTCCTCGACCTCAAGTGGTCAACGCGAGACAAGTATCGTCGTGAAGAGGTGCAGGAAGGTCGCGCCCTTCAGTTGGCTGCCTACACTTGGCTTGAGGAGCAGGCGGGACGCACTTCGCTGGGAGCGGGATATTTCATGCTGCGACAACAGAGCCTTCTCTTCACAAACCCCTATCCCTTCTCCCCCACCCACCATGTGCCCGGCTCAGATCTCAAACAGACATGGGCGACGTTACGCACAGCATACGATCATCGTATGGAGCAGTTAGAGCGCGGCGATGTTGTGGTGCGAGGAGTTGCGCAGGGAATAGACGACACTGACGTTGATCCCATGCCCCAGGTCGAACCTGGTTGTAACTTTTGTGATTACAGTTCCCTGTGTAGCGCATCTGTCGACGGAGCTCGGCGATGACTGATATGGGACCGATCTCAATTGTCAGTGCCGGAGCTGGTACCGGAAAGACATGGCGACTTAGCACAGAGTATGTGAGGGCTGCCCAAACGGGCGCGTCTCCTGCTCGTATCATTGCGACGACCTTTACAATCAAGGCAGCAGCCGAGTTAGTGGAACGGGTCCGCGCTCGCCTTATTCAAGAAGGCTTCTCCGAAGCGGCTCAAAGCACGCTAGCCGGATTAGTCGGCACCGTGAACAGCGTCTGCGGTCGCTTGGTAAGTGACTTCGCAATTGACGGCGGCCTATCGCCAGTCGCTGAGGTAATCCCACCGGAGATGGCCAGCCCTCTTTTCAGTCTGGCAACCGAGGAAGCGATACAGAAATTCTCCCCAAAGATAGACCCAATTGCGGAGCGCCTGCGGCAGGACGATTGGCGAAAGACTATATTAGACATCGTCAATCTGGCGCGTGGAAGTGGCTTGGAGCCGCAGCAATTTGCGGACTTTGCCACTAAGTCTTGGCAGGGGATCGAACCACTTCTTGCTCCCCTCGCTCCCAACGAAATGCCGGCCGACCTAGACCGCGCCTTGGCCGAGGCAATTCGGCACTGTGTCTCACAGATTGACGCGGGCGGTGATGCCACCAAGACAACAAAGGACGCCTTGACGATACTGCGCCAGATCGCATCTCAGATGTCTAATGGCCGACCGTTAGCGTGGGATGCATGGGCGCGGGTTTCAAAGCTCAAGGCTGCCAAGGCATCTGAACCTTTCTTGCAGACGGTAAGGGCGATTGCCGCACGTCATCCAACCCATCCACGACTGCATGCCGATCTTCGCGAATTTATCGATCTCGTTTTTTCCTGCGCGGCAGACGCGCTTGATCAATTTTCCGAATTCAAGCGGGCTCGCGGTCTACTCGACTTCACAGACCAGGAGGCGCTTGCCCTTGAGCTCCTCCGCCAACCCGAAGTGCGCGCTCGGATGCGCGAACGGTTCGACCTCTTGATGGTCGATGAATTTCAAGATACCAGCCCTATACAGCTGGCGGTATTTCTTGAGATGGCGAAAGCTGTCAAACGCTCGATTTGGGTCGGGGACCAGAAGCAAGCTATCTTTGGCTTTCGACAGACCGATCCCGCGCTTGTAAACGCGGTGATCGAAAAGATTAGGCCGGCGACAGGGGGCACCGAGGAGTCCCTCGATACATCACGCCGCTCGCGCCCAAGTCTGGTCCAATTTGCGAACGCTGTCTTCGGTGCGGCATTTCCGTCCAAGGGTGTGCCAGCCGACAAAGTAGTAATCCCGAACTTTCACCGGCCCGAACCGCCCGACTTCGGACCGGCCCTGCACCATTGGAAGCTAGATGGGAAAAACTGGCCGTCCGCGCTGCAGGCGCTGGGCGGGCGTATTCAGTCAATACTGGCATCACCGGACGTTACCCCGGTTATCAACCGCGCGGATGGAGCGAGCCGGCCGTTGAAGCCAAGCGATATAGCCATCCTTTGTCGGCAGAATGACCGCTGCAAAGCAATCGCCGATGTCCTCGGCACCTTAGGCATCCCTGCTGCCATGCCGAGAAACGGTCTCCTCGATACCCCGGAGGCGGTTCTGGCTTGCGCGGCATTACGCTACTTGGTTGATCCAGGGGACACCTTGGCTGTTGCCGAACTTGCCCATTTCAACGAAGGCAATGGCGACTGGCTGAACGTCTGGCTGACAAAAGGCGCCGATGTACTGAAGGCACAATGCGAGCCGGTTGCCGCTCTCAATGAACAACGCGTCAATCTCGCTCATCTCACACCTGCGGAGGCGCTCGATACGGCGATTGCCGCTGCTCGGATCGATCAGCTTGTCCACCGGTGGGACCGCGCGGGCGAGCGCCTCGCGAATTTGGATGCGCTCCGTAAAGTTGCGCTTTTGTACGAGAAAGCCTGTCAAGCGACGCGTGGCGCCGCCACCGCTGCAGGCTTGGTCGCTTATCTCGCGAAGGAGTTGGACAAGGGTGGCGAACGCCCCGCCTTTGAAGGTGATGATGCCGTGCGCGTGCTCACCTATCATCGCGCCAAAGGCCTGGAGTGGCCGGTCGTGATCTTGCTTGACCTCCAAGATGGAGCAAAACGCTCACCCTTCGGGGCCTACTCCGAATCGCCTGCGGGCGGATTCGACCCCTGGGACCCATTGGCGGGTCGTTGGATCCGATTTTGGCCGTGGCCGTATGGCGACCAGGAGAAAGATGTACATCTCGACGCCACGGCATCCGCTAGTCCTCAGGCTCAGGCCCGAACTGAAGCAGAGCTGGCCGAGCTCGTTAGGCTCCTTTACGTGGGAATGACCAGAGCGCGAGATTATCTGGTATTCGCCACACGACCTTCGGCGTCATCGGCCTGGATAGACATCCTGACGCGGGCAGACGGCACTCCCGTGCTGACGCTGCCCGCAACAGATGGCGAAACTCAGGTGAACGTCGATGGCGAAGCCTTCACCATGGTGGTGCAATCAGCAGGTTCTCCCCCAGCAGCTGGCGCTCAGGGCGGGGCCCCTCAGATCGCCTGGTTCGGCCCGCTTCCTCTCTCGGGAGAGCAGCCGAAGTACCCCCCGGCGCGGCTGTCTCCGAGCGCGGCATCGCAAGACAGCAACGAAAATGCTGCCCCCGTCGCCGGTGTACCGATCCAAATCGGACAGCGCTTGCCCATCAGCGGCAACCCGAACATGCGCCTCCTCGGCGAGGCAGTTCACGGCTTCCTGGCAGCCGACCACAACGACCGA